TTCAATAATGTCATTTTGTGCATATTGTAATGCAATTTCTGACATGTTTATTGGAAAAGCATCGAATAGCTCATATCGCTGTAGTTCGCCACCGTTTCTATCTAAATGGGTTACTGTTAGATCCGATTGGTAATCACTAGGGACTAAGGCCCCTGTGTTATCAAGTCTGCTATTCATTTTGTTCATCCATAGTTCAAATTCTTTCCTTAAACTAAAAGATGTACTGTTTACTATTGTAATTGTCCACGGGTCAAATATCCTTTCGCCTGCTAACTTAATTTCCCTGCCTCGGTACTGTATGATAGCTGGATTTACAGTTGAAGCTGGTATGCTTGCTCCTGTAACCGTAAGTAATGAATCTCCGTCTACTCCCGCATCTGGGAAGGTTAAGCCTACTTTGAACTGATTGGGTCTTGCCCCACCTGCTCCAAGTGCTTGTTTAAACGCTCCAATTTCCATTGTTTTCTCCTATTGTACTTATTGTACTATTTATACATTACCCGCCAATCTCTTCAAAATTTGCGCCAGTTCTTGTAGCAATAAAGTTAAGCTGTATAAAGTTGATAGCCTTTGCAGGTTTAACAAAAATGTCTGCGACAAATTCGTTTCTATCAATTACTTCGCCTGTATTATTACTTTGGTTACATATAACTTTAAAGTCATATATTCCCTTACGTCCTTGGACGTCTCTTAAGAATGGTGTAAGCAAACTTGTAAATTGTGCTCTTGTAAATGCGTCGTTAAATTCAAACAATTGGTACTTAGCTGCTGTAGCTACTGCTTTTTCAATAACAATAAACAACCTTCTAACATTAATTCTATTAAATGCTGAAGGAGCTGCTAGTAATGTTTTGTCCCCTAATAATACGATTCCGTTTCCAGGACTATTTATAACAGGGTTAATACCATCTTGGTATAAGTTATCCCTATCTGCTTTGGTAGGATCCCACGCTAATTTTACAGCGTTTCTTACCTGTCCTCTGTTAAATCCTGCTGGTGAGTACCATGGATCTCTAATATTGTCTGTGTTTGCACAAAGACCTGCTATGTCTCCATTTAAAGGTACCCATCTATATACGTCGTTGTATCTGTCGTATTGATATTTCCAGTTTCCGTCCATTACACTATAAGAAGTAGCGGATAAAGCTGCTTTATCCCCTGTTACCTGTGTAACTTCTGAACCTGCGTTGTTTACTACGGAACTAGATTGTGGTGATACGAATGCTATACAGTCTTTTCTGACTTTAGCTACGTTATCTTGTACCCACTTCTTGGTTACGTTGGCCCATCCTGCTGTCATCACTAAGTTGACGTCAGTAGTTTCTGCGTCTGCAAATAGTGCGTAAGATGTTTGAACATCTCCACTCTCTGGGCTGTCTGAAACACCACCTGCCAGGCTGTCAGTAGACTCTGCTGCTGTAAATCCTGATGTGTATGCTGTTCCTGCTGAAGCTGAGCCCCATGTCGCGTCTGATGCTGGTTCGTCTGTCCAACGGATAAACTCAGACTGATTATTAATCACGTCTTTGTAGTAGTTTGATCCGCCTTGTGAGTGTTTTGCATCCGATGCTTTGGAAACTGCTTCGAATTTTTCTAAAACTGTACCTGCTACGCCCGTAAACAAACCATCTTCGTCAATAACGATTACGTGGAACTCATCATTTGAGCCTGCCACTGCCGCTACAGAAGTAGATGTTAAAGGTGCGCGAGTAAAGTTTGATTTATATGTCCAATCTGTTGCGAGAACGGCTGTAGCTGCTGCTCCAGTTCCGCCTCCGCCACTAAAAGTAATAGCTGGTGCGCTAGTATATCCGTTACCAGGGTTTGTAATGGTAATGCTTGTTACTGCATTACTTGATACAACAGCGGTACCTGTTGCGGTAACCCCTGTTCCTGGTGCTGCAAAAGCAACTGTTGGAACAGACGTATAGCCTGATCCTGCTGCACTAACTGTAGCAGATGCTACTGAATTAGTGTCAAAGTTACTTGAATCAGCAAATGAGACCTTAAGCGAATTGCCTATGGCTCCTGGATGTCTTGCTGCCCACATACCGTTACTTCCTTGGCCTGTGCTATGATTATTAACATAGTCGTTTTCATTTTGAATTAAGACACCTGCTGTTGAACCTGCGTTCAGTGCAGTTGTATCATCTAATGAACGTACGACTTTTAAGTTATTACCATAAGCTAAAAAGCTAGCTGCTGTGAACCACGATTCATAGTTTGTTGAATCTGGTTCAAAAAAGGTATCAACTAGATTGTTCTCAGAACTAATTGTTGTGATCTCGTTTGAAGGTCCCCATTGTGCGTCTATAACAACCGCGCCTATTGTGGTAGCGACTGCTGGAACAACACTGGTTAGATCCCTCTCTGTAACAAGAACACCTGGTGATAGCTGAAATGCCATGTTTTTCTCCTCGGTTTATATTATCTTATGAATGACACAAGTTTTATTATTATCATCGCAACTATTTATAAATCGTAATTTTTAGAACCTCTTTTCTATATGTACAGAAGTTTTTACTTGTGTGTACGTCTTTCTGGTAGAGTTCTAGCATAGTTTTCTGAGATTTTTCTCATTTTTTCCTGTACATTCTTATGGAAATTATCTTCTAATAACCACAAGTCACCATTGACTACTTCAAACTCTGGCTCTTGTCCATCGTTTCTTATATAAGGAGTTAAGTTATGTTCTATCTCTCCCATTTGTTGTTTGTATAATCCCTCTCTTGTATTAACATCTGTCATGTCTTTAAAGAAATTCTGTGTTGTTAACCATCCAAACAGTACACAGCACATAACTAAATCATCATGATAGCCTACGTCTGCCTGATATGTGTTACCTTTTTCTATAAATGTAGATATTTCATGTATTATATGCTCATCAAATATCAACATTTTTTGTTCTTCAAGTAAGGATTTAAAGGCAAAACACCCTTGTCTTTTTACTTGCTTTGATGTTGTAACACCATGTTTGCTTGATTTACCAAACCCAGGACTTACATATTGTCTGTTTTGTTCTGTAACTGTGCTACAAATATTCTCATATTCTATTTCTTGATGTAATATTTCTACTACTTGTGATCCTATATCATTAACTTCTACTAATACAAATGCATCATTATAATCCTTTCCTACTTTCCCTATAACATCTGGGAACAACATAGGTGAGATTTTATTATCTTTATACTTTGCTACTATTTGGTAAGGCATTTCTGTAACGTCTGCAACAACAAAAGCGGAGAAGTCCCCGCCAATTCCCCTGGCTGTATCGACTGTAATAGCGTAGTAATGATCCTCTAATGGCTCTTCGTATATGTCTAAATTATTGTTTTGAAATACCGGATCTTTTGTGCTCATGGCACCTATAGTTTGTGAGTTAATTAATGTATTAGTTGATCCTAAGAACTCACACAAGACTTCTTGGTTGAACTTGACGTCACCAAGTAATTGTTTCTGTTCTCCTAACCACTTCTCATCACGTCCTGGTATCTCATAGTAAGGAATGAACATGTGCTCGAAGCCATTCTCTCCTTTCTCTGCCTCATTCCAGAACTTCCAGAAGTGATTATACCCTAACGGAGTAGAGGTTAATAGTATTTTAGTTTTCTCTCCCGCTGAAATTGTTGGATAAACAGATGTAAAAAATTCATCTGCTATGTTGTTGGGTATGATTGCTGCCTCATCAATGTACAACCAGTTGACAGATTTACCACGTATCGCTGCTGCTGTTGTTGCTGCTGTTAATACTTTACTATTGTTTTCTAGTTCTACGTCACCCTTATTCCATGTCTTAACCCCTTGTTGCATCCACAAAGGTAAGTTTTCATACATAATTTGGTATCTGTTTAATACTTCTCTTGCAGCTGCACTCTTATTAGCCATTATAGCTACTGTTTTGTCTTCTTCAAAGATTGTATAGTGTAATATACACGCTGCTGCTGTAACTGTTTTGCCTTGTTGGCGTCCTTCCATTAATACTACCCGTCTATGCTTCATTATAACATCTACTTTATCTCTTTGGCAATCATATAATTTGAATGGTTGTAAGCCTTTATCCAAAGTAATTATTTTTACATAGCGTTCTATAAAATACTTGGGATCTTTTTTACATTTGATATACTCAGAAATTTCATCTTTAGTGAAGTCATGCTGATATCCTAACGGTTTAAGGTTAGGATTACCGTGGTAACTATTCCCTTCTGCTTGTGTCATCTTGTTCTACGTCTATTACTTTAGGATCCATCTCACCTTTGATAGCATTTAATAGTTCTTTAGTGCTACCTACAAATAAGTTGTTCTGTGTTTTAACGCTCCCTTTAACAGTTGGGTCGTTTGCTGTTACACGTTTCTGTCTTTCCTGCACATCAATTATGTCTTTAGCTGTGTCTTGTAAGTTCTTAATTAGTCCACCAGCCACTTCATATGCACGTGGTTGGTCACTGTTTCTGGCAATATGTAATATGCCTTGTATGGCTTCGTCGTTGTATGCTTCTGCTTGTTTTAATATTGATCTAGCATACTGGAAGTCCTCTTCTTGTTGCTTAGCAAGAAGTTTTTGTCTGTCTTCATCAGAGATAGCTACATCAGGAAGTTGCTTCTTCCTTTCATCTTCTCTTTCTTTTAGGTTTTTTTCTAGTGCCTTGGTAACTTCTTTAGTATTAAATTTCTTATCTAATTCGTTAAAAGGATTC